CAGCCGAGGAGGTGGCCTCCGAGTATTCCGCCACCAGAGCCTGCGAAAAGAGCCAGCTCATTCATTGATCCTCCGTGCAGCCACCGGCCTCGCCGGTTGGCGTGATTCGAGTTTGTGGGCTATTGGTTGATGGCCCGGCATGAGGCCGGATCAGGCGGCTTTGCGCTGGCCCAGGACTGTTTGGCGAGCCGCTTCGAACTCGCTACCAAGGATCTCTGTAGCGCCTTCGATCCTCTCGGAACCATCCTCAAGACGGACACTCAGGTTCAAATAGACCGCGCCATCCAGTTCGAAAAACACACCACCGCCCAACCAAAGGGCGCCAGGGTTGAGGCCAATAGCCTCCCACGCCTCATCCTGGTCAATGCTGGCGGGGCAATGCTCCTTCCAAAGTGCGCTCAGTCGATCATGCTCAGCGACCTGAGTAGCGCGGTCTTCCTTGGATGTGCCTTTGGCCGGCTTGGCGCCGGAGCGAAGCGCCCGGTAACCGTATTGGTCAGGCCGGCACCAATGGACATCAAGGTCACGGCTTGCACTGAGCTTGACGCCACCGACATAGCTGCGACTCCCCGAACGCATGGGCGATGTGTCGCCGCCGAACACTTCGCCCAGCTTGGCCCGCTGTGTATTCCAGTCAGCGCGCTTGGCGTCCCAGGCAATGACTGCGGCCACGACGGAGGGCGCAGTCGTCTTGTAAAGGTAGGTGCTCATGAATTATCTCCAGTCAGGCGCCGCCCTCCGTGACCGGATGCGCAGCGTGGGGTAGGGGTTATGCGAATATGTCGAGCTGCTGCCCGGCGGACATCTTCCTGGACAGCTCAAGGCAGGCCGCTTCAAGCTCGCCGGTGTAGTGGTCGCGGGAAGAGTCGATCTCGACTACAGATCCATCAGCCCGGCGTATCGTTCTCGATTTGCGTGGGCCGCGCTCGATTGTGTAGCCCAGGCGCTGCCATAGGTCGTTGGGGCTTCCGGGTTGTGCGGTCATGCTGCGGCCTCCGGACTGACAATCTCGTCGCCTGGATCCTTGCGAATTTCCATCAGGCTCTGGTTGTGAAAGTCACGCGCCACGTTTTCACTAATCACAATCCCGTGGCGCGGACTGAGCGCCTTCCTTGCACCTTCTCGCCCGAGCGAATGTACATATCGCAAGCAGGACTCAATCACTGATGCTTGTTCGGTGTCCTCGGTCCAGTCCATGAGCGTTTCCAAGGTCTGCCGAGTGCCGAGCCGGCAGCGATGGCGCAATTACTTCTCGTCGTACTCGATCCGCTTTGCTGCTGCTTTGGCTGATCGTTCTGCCCCGGTCTTCGCCATGGCCTGCTCCTTCAATTCCGCTGACCGGCAGTGCCAGCCAGGTCTGTCGTTTGCGTTGTTGGGTGCGGAAACGTCTCACGCTGCTACCTTCACCTGGTGCCATGCGCCGGCGGCGTAGAACAGCTTCGCGGCCTGGGCCTCATCCATCGAAACCTCGTCTGGAATGGCGATCCAGCCCGAAGCCACCAGGTGGTTGGGGTTCGCGCTGTTGCGCAGCTCCAGGTAGTAATGCTCGATGGCATCGGTCAGGCGCTCGACCTTGTAGATGCCCTCCGGCGAGATCTCGACCGACTTGATGTACTCGGCGCCGCGCTCGTCTCGACACATGGCGGCGATGTAGATCGTCCAGTGGTAGGAGAAGTCGAAGATGGCATTGGCGACCGCCACGCTGCGAATCTGCTTGCAGCTCTTCCAGTTCACCATGACCTGGCTGCCGCTGGGGTCGATGTTCACCACCGCGACGTGGTTGGTGCGCAGTAGCGCCCGGCAACTACGCTCGGCCCGGGCAAAGCCGTTATTGGGTTTGCGTTTCGACTTCATAGCGAGTCCGCCATCTTGCGTAGGGCGCGGCGCTCGGCCAGGGTCAGCTTGGGTGGTTTGCGCTTGAGGACCGTTTCAGGGTCTATCCGGGTCGAGCGGGGCGGCGGGATTGGATTGCGTGGTGGGCTTGGCAGTTCGTTGACCTGGCCGCCGGCCGCCAGGAACTGGGCGATCCGCTCGGAAATGGAATCTGCCAGTGGCCGATGATGCTCGACCAGGCTCAAGTGATTGCTGATCATGCTGCTTTGCTCCTCAGCTTCTGCTCGTAGTCGTCCACCAGCAGCTTGAACTGCCACAGGTCTTCCTCGAGCTTTTCGATGTAGTCGTCGTCGCGCTTGAATTCCTGCCACCAGAGCTGGCGGCCAACTACCTCAAGCGCTGGGCAGTACATGCCGACGTGCCAGAACTTACGGTCAGTGATCCACATACAGCCCTGGACCTGATCCATAATCCCGCTGGCGTCGTTGTCGATGTGGAAGGCGCGCAGCTTGTCCGGCGCCAGGAAGCACTTGTATTCGCTGCCACCATCTTCGCCGATCAGGCCGTCGGCACTGGCACCGAATGCGCCGTCATCCGTCGTGACGAAGCCAGCGCGCTGGACCATGAGCCCGGTCTGTATTTCATGCTCCATGCGGGCCATGGGCTCAAGTTCGTGGCCTCGCTTCATCTGCCAGGTCTCAAACCCGCCATCCAGTGGCTCACCGCTGATGCGCTCGACGGCCAGGCCAAAGGCGTAGTTCAGGGCTGCCTCGGTTGGTTGGCCGACGGGCTGTCCCAGCAGCGCCAGGCGAACCGATTCGGCCTTGGGCGCGGCCTTGTAGCCTGCCTCAGCCATGGCCTCCTTCTCGGTCATGCCGGCCTGCACGGCGGCGACGTACATCGCCTGCTTCTCATCCAGGCCGCCAACGCGGGAGCGGGCCACGGTGAACATGCTGGCGGTGATGCAGCCGGCCCGGGCCTTGTGCCACTGCTCACTGCCTTGCTCGCATTCGATGAGGATCATTTCTTGGCCTCCAGTTCTGCCTTGCGCTTGGTCACGGCGGCGCGAAGCTGTTCGGCACCGTCGGCATCCTTCGCCGCGTGGAGCACCTTGAGGCCCGATTGCCACGCATCCTGCAGCGATTTCGAGTCTGTAGCTTCATCGACTTTCGCCGAGAGTTCGGCAAGGATCGTATTGCGGTAGTCGTCCGCGCCGGCGGTATTGCCGTCGTCGTCTTCCTCGCCGATCGCGACGTTGAAGATCATCTTCAGCAGGTAGCGCATGCCGTAAGAGGTGCCAGAGCCGAAGGCATGCGTCTTGGTCATGACGTCGCCGCCTTTTGCGCCCTTGCCATCAGAGGGCACATGGGCTCGGTATTCGCGGGTATGCCCGCCAACGTGGCTGACGAAACACACCATGCCAACCATTCCTTCCGGTGCAGGCTCGGTACCGAAGGACAGCGAAAAGCCTTCCTTGGTGTACTTGGGCCGCAAGGCACTGTCGAGCTTGCCGTACGTGGCGTACTGGCTGCGCGTCTGGCTGTTGGTGGCATCGGCCGCGATGCGCCTCATTTCACCCTGAACGCGTGACAGAGCGGCGTTGAATTCTGTTTCCGCCTGGCGGGCCTGCATGCGCTCATGCATCGCCATCAAGCGCTCCATCTTCTCGATGTCGCACTGAGGGTCAGCAGCGGCGCGCTGAATGACGCTCAAGATGGTTGCGGACTGATCAACGATGGCCGGAGACTGGTCGAGCTCGACCGTGGCTAACTGGGACATGACTGTTCTCCAGTTAGAGGCCGGTGCGGGCGCCATCAAGCTTCTGAGGCCAGAAGTCGAAAGCGAATGCAGACAGAGCCATGTGCATCTGGTTTGCCAGTTCACGGCCAGGGCGGCGCAGCTCGTCCTGCAAGTAGCACCACTGCATTTCGCCGAAGCCGTAGGCGTGCGGTGACTCGGTTTGGATGCGGTTTGCCAAGGCTTCAAAGAAGTCCGCCTGCTGCTCTGTGTCCATGCCCCAGAAGGCTTTGGCGAGCGTTTCGGCGGTGATTTGAACGGCGATGCCTTCGGCTACAACGATTTCAACTGGTGAATTTTGCATGCGAGTCTCCCGCGCCATCCTTGCGGGGCGCTTGAACGAGTGGAGTTATTGGGTGATGCGATCGGCGAGGGCGCTGAGTAGCATCATGAAAGTCCAGAAGGTGATGGCCGAGAACGACCCGCGCCAGATCAGGAAGCGCCTGGCGCGCTGACGGGCAGTCACCGCAGCACCTGGGATAGCTGAGGTTGCTGGCATACCCCGCGCGCCTCTTGCGCGGTCATATGGTCGAGCATCATCAGGAGAACGGCGGTGCCGAGGATCCAGTACATGGCTTTCATGGCCGAACCCTCGCCGCGATCCTGCCGCCCTTCATGGTCACAGCCAGACGCTGCGGCAGATCCTTCACCAGATCCTCGCGCTTGCGGCCAATTACCTCGTTGAACGGCAGGCCGAAGCCGAGGATGGCGATGCGGCGTTCGATGTCGTCGATCTGCTCTTCGTTCAGCGTTTTCACGATTGGGGTGGACATGACGACTCCTTGCGCCGGTCAACGATCTTGTTGAGGCGCCCGCAGTAGTGGTTGAATTCTTCGATGGTGATGCGGTTGTCGAGCATCATTTCGTTGATTGTTTTCTGGATCATCACCGACCAACAGGCCGGCGTTTCTGGATCCTCAAGGGTTTCCAGCTCCTCGCCGATGAGGACGTGCGGTGACATGGTCACAATGCTTCATCCTCGGCCTGGGCGATCAGGGCGTCATCGACCAGGGGTTGAAGTAGGCCCTCCGCGATTTCGCCGAGCTTGCCCAGTGGGTGGTCGCTGGGCCCGAGCAGTTCGGCGATGGCGTTCTTGTCTGGCCGGCCAGCAGAGAGCAGCAGCCAGCCCAGGGCAGGGGAGTGAACCTTGCAGTCAGCCAGCCGGCCATTCACATGCTCATCCACGGCCAGGGCCAGGTCCGCCACGGTCACGCCTTGAGGTTGGCGCATGCGGCGCTGGAACTTCACGTCCTGGCCCCGGAGCAGGTCTTCAACTGCGTTGTACAGCCACTCAGCCCGCGCAACCTCCCGAGGGCTTTCGCTCACCGATGGAGGCAACTTCGCGTCGTGCATGGCCTGGCAGATATTCAGTGCTGCGTTCATTGTTGCCTCCAGGGTGGCGGGTTAAGGGCAGCAGTCAGGACCGCTGTAGCAGTAGTAGCGGCGCTCGGTGCCGTCGTCCCAGTTGATCTCGCCGCGCTTACCGCATAGACACTTGGCTGTCTCGGGCTCGTCGCAGTCAATGCAGTGGTCGCCGCGCTTGTCGTCTACATGGATGATCCGGTTGCAGGTCAGGCAGTGGCCGAATTCAGGCGGATCGGGCGGTTGCATGAAGCTGTACATGGCGACCTCCAGTGTTTGGGGTTAGGCGATAACGATGGATGCCAGATACGCGCGGCAATCCCGGACTCGGTCGGCTGCCGTTTGAAGCTCGGCGCCGAGAGCCTTTAAGGCGCCCAGGTGAATCATTTCCCGGCCACGGATCAGCGTTCCTTGATAGGTGCGGCTGTCGCAGGTGGAAACCGCCACCGTTACGCCGTTAATGGAAACCGAGTAGCCGGATTGGCCTGCGTGACCGCGAACGGTTGCGAGTCGCTCGGACGCGATCTGATGGGACTTCTCGGCCAACTCCAGAGCCTTTACAGCCTCCGTGATCGCCTCCGTGTATTTGCTCATGACTCTCTCCATCTGGTTGATCCGGTTAGGCGGCTTCTACGCTGGACTCCGCATTTGGCTCGTCCTTGTCGTACTTCTCGCCGCAGAACATGCAGTAGTTAGCCAGCATGCTCATGGACCGCTTCTTGTCCTTCATCACGCCAGCCTTGGTCGGGGCCTGAAAGGTGATTTCGATTGGCATGACCTGCTTGAACTGCGCCTTCTGCCCGCCGAACATCATTGCGTAGCCGGTCAGCCGAGCACTCAAGCCCGTGAAGCCTTCCGGGAGTTCGGCGGGCAAAGCCTCAAGCAGCCGCGCCTCGGTATCTTGTTTGCAGGTACACATGCTGGTTTCCTCTGTGGTTGATCCAACAAATTCCGGCTGCACACGATCCTTCCGCTGGTTGCCGTTGGGCGCGGTGTCATGTGCATGCGGGATTGGTCGGGAATAAAAAGGCCCAGTCGAAACCGGGCCTTTACCTCTGTTGTGACGATCTGCCGGGCGCATGTGGCGTCGGACAGATGATTGACTAGGCCATGATGAAACCCTCCGTTGTTCGCTCGCTGGGAAGGCAGTGGCCACCTATGGAATGGGTTGCCGGTCTTTCCCGGCTGTCACGGCGCTTGTGCCAGATCAAGGTAGCTCGCCAATACCAGGTTGGCGCTGACCCTGCGCAATGCGGGTTGAGCTATTCGCCGGTTGATGCAGATGCCCGGTGCTGATCTCCGGGTTGAGAGTCATGCCGCGGTCAGCGCCTTTCGGCTACCGCAATGCCAGTTATTACGAGCCGGTACCGCGCGGGCATAAAATAGTACTTAGCCGGTCAGCGTTCACTCTCGGAACTGTTAGTTTTCAAACCTGCCCATCAGCCTGGGCGTGCATCCGCATCCGTCTGCCCACTCACTGAATGGGCAGAGGTGATGCTTCATGCCGCGAACAGCTCTTGCTGTGCTGGCTGTGGGGCGCAGCGCTGGAGGCCGGCACGAATGGCTGACTCCAGAAGCTCGGCGTCTTGTTCAAGCTCAGGGAAATCCCCGGCGAACTCGCTCACTGCACCGCGAATCGCTGTCGCTTCGCGCTGAAGTGCTGGGATCACGATGCTGCGCATGTTGCCAATGGTGCGCAGATCAAGGCTGCATTCTCGGCAAAGCCTGATGTAGTCGAGCATGTACTTGGGCATGTCGCGCCCTCCAGGTTGTTTGGCTTTCAAATACCTCCCGGGGTGTGAGAGGCATTTGTAAAGCCAGATGGCCGACCTGAAACAGCAGGGGCCATCTGTGTGTTGCTCATGCCGCGCTCTTTGCAGCGGCCGCCTGGATTCGCTGAAGGTTTCGCAGGTAGTACAGGGCAGCATCGATTTCAGGCCCTGTCAGGTCGCGACCCAGCTCACTGCGACGGATGCCGATAGAGAAGATCACGCTTCCGTGTGAAGGCCCCATGCCGTAACCGTGCTCAACGAACTGCCCATGCCAGTGAGCGTATTGCTTGGTGCCGACATAGGCCTTTTTCAGGTTCGTCGCACCCTTTGCCAGATCGTCGATTGCCTTCTGAAGCGCAAAAGTTCGATCGTCACCGGCCTTGTCGAAAATGCCGTGGACGTCAATCACCGACTCGGCCAACTTCAGCGCATCCAGATCAATACCGTCAGCGGACGCAGCTATCAGCCGATTCGTTTCCGCCAGGTCTGTGTTCAGCTCGGACAACTGCTTCTTGTGCCGATCGTTTTCTTCAGCGATCAGCGTGCTCAGGCTGATTCGCTTTCTTTCCAGTTCTGCAAGCTTCATGTCATACACCTCTGTTCGGTTGTCATCCCAAAGCCCGCTCGTCGAACGGGCTTCAGTGATGCTTTCCGCCGTGACCCGCTACTGGCGTCGGTCACCGGCTCAATCAAGTTGTTCCTCCAGCCGCGGGCCTTTCGGCTTGTTCTCCCGCTGGATAACTGTTCTTGGCGCTTTACGCTGCACGCCCGGGTCAGTTGCCAACCCTCTGAACCGTTAAGGCCGGTTCATCGCTGCCTTTGAATCTGGGCCGGTGGTAATCCGGCAAGGGGTGGAGCTAAAGAGCGGACGGACTGTTGAGGCCCTGGCGCCTTGTTGCGTTGGCGTTGAGGTGAATATAGGAGTTCCCATATTCTCTGTCAATGGGTATTCCCATAATTTTTATTGAGGCACAAAAAAGCCCGCTCAGTGGCGGGCCGATGTAGGGCTGGGTTGGTGGTCGGGGTGTCAGGTATCCGGGGTGTCAGCCTTTGGTGTTGGCCGAATCCAACGAGCCATCGCCCAACCTATAAGACCGAAGGTCGCGCCAGCAATTAGCTTGCTGATGATAACTATTGTGGTCGCGTGGATACCTGGCATCAGCAGGACCAGTGCAACATAGGCAAGCGCGCCGACAGCAGTAGATTTCCATAAAGACCTAAGCAGAAAGCCCAGCCCGGCGCAAAGCACCAGAGCGATCGGGTCGAGCAGAGAGGCCAGGTAATGCGCCAGGAAAGCAATCATTGGATAGCTCCTTACATCTGCCCGCCGCGCCAGATGACGCGACCAAGGATCGGCATTTCATGCAGCGCGCTTTCGGACAGCATCTCGTCTGGATACTTGGCTTTGTCCGCGTTGTCGCTGCGAATCATCCATGCCCCAGACATTTGCTGGATCATACGCTTTATACTGATCCCGCCGTCAGGGCGCCGGATGACGTAGGCCTGGCGGTCCCTTGGCTCTACCGATGAGCTGTCGAACATAACCACGTCACCGTCGAACACATAGGGCTCCATGCTGTCGCCCTCGGCGTAGATGATACGCAGGTTTTCCGGCTTGGCCTTCATGCGTGCCAACCAGTCGCGTTTGAACGCCAGGCCTTCGGACACCTCGACATGGTCGTTCAGGTATCCATCACCGCAGGCGCCGCGAGCTTTGAACTGAGGGATAACGGCATAGTCCGCCTCGCTCGGTGAGCCGTTCGAGTCGCGACTTGAGTCAAGCATGCTGCCCTCGTTCTTCTCAAGCCATATGGCCGACACGCCGCAGGCCTGGGCAATGCTTGTGTTGTAGGAGGAGCTTTGCGACTTCCCGCGCTCAAGGTCGGATATCGACGTCTGATCGATGCCCACAATTTTACCAAGCTCGCCCTGGGTGAGCTTGGCATGCTTTCTGGCTGCTTTGATTCGGTCTTTATATTCCATCCCGAAATTATTACGGGTTCTCCCATACCCTTGCAAAAGGGTATTCCCATGATCTAGGATATGGGTATTCCCGTATGGAGGGGTATTATGAACACTATCTACAAAGACCTCGTCGCCCATTTTGGGACTCAAGAGGTCGCTGCCGAGAAGCTGAAGGTTGACCAGAGCACTGTCTCTGGTTGGGTTCGTGGAAAGCATGGGATGTCTCCTGTCATCGCCAAGCGCGCTGAGCTGCTGACCGATGGAAAGTTCAAGAAGGAGTCGCTTTGCCCGACCTTCCCCTGGGCTGAGATGGCGGCCTGATCATGGCGACGAACCAATTAAGCCAGGACCAGACTGTAAGGGCCCGCAAGAATTATCACTTCATCGTGCAGAAGCTTGCATCCATGGGAAATGCTCCCGTGGCGGTTGCGGTTGGTTGCGATGAGGCAACGATCAGCCGAATGAAGCCTGAGAAGTTTGAGCAGTTCGCTCAGATCCTGGCTGTTCTCGACTTGAAGATCGTTCCGAATGAAATGCGCTGCTTCAACGAGCGCGATATCGAGATGCTGATCCATGCATCGAAGCGCTGGATGGAGCATATCCACGGCGTCGACCAGCTCCAGGAAGAATAACCATGCCCAGCCGATCGGCGCATCCAGCGGAAAGCGTGAACAAGGTCATGGACCGGGTTTTGTTGACCCTGGGCGAGTCAGGTCCGGTGCTGGCAGGAACAAAAGAATTTCACATGCAGGAAGCAATGCAGGCGGCGGTATTGATCCGCAGCCAGTACAGCGACGTAGCCAAGAAAAAAGCCCGCAAAGACTGTGTGAGTCATTTGCGGGCTTCTTTGTCTCGTCCGGTTGCAGCCGGGTCGAGTGATATGCACTTCAGGACGGAATAAGTATGAGCAATATCATCCCACTTCGCAATACCGGGGGATTCACCCGGATGGACAACGACCTGTATGAAGCCCTGATAGGGGCTGACCTGTCTGGCCGTGAGCTTCGTGTAGCTCTGGCTATCCACCGTCAAACCGCTGGCTACAACCTGGAGAACGCTCGCATTGCTGCCTCATACATCGCTCAGATGTCCGGCATCCATCGTGAGGACGTATCCCGGGCAATCTGTGAGCTGATCCGTCAGCGCGTCATCTACCGCGTCGGAGGCAGTCGTAGCCCGATCGGTTTTGCGCCAATCAATGAGTGGTCAATTGACAAGAAAAACACCCACGCCAGCAAGCCAAAAGAAGTGCCACAGTGTGGCGTTTCCACCACGTCCAATGTGGCGTTTCTACCACACAATAAAGACATAAATACAATTACTACCTCTGACGAGGTAGTCGTCGACGCCGAGCGTCAACCTGAGCAATCGGAAAAGATTGTTCGGCAGAAGCCAGCGATGGAAGCCTGCCCGTACCAAGCCATTGTCAACCTGTACCACACAGCACTCCCTGAACTCCCAGCCGTTGCAATCCTGAACGACACCCGCAAGCGCTCCCTGCAAGCCCGGTGGCGTGAAAGCGACGTCCATCGCGACCTTGGCTTCTGGGCTGATTACTTCTTCCAGGTGAAGACCTCCGATTTCCTGATGGGCCGCGTCCCAGGCCGCAATGGCGGTAAATCCTTCCGCGCCTCGTTCGATTGGCTGATTGCCCCGAGCAACTTCGTCAAGGTCGTGGAGGGCAATTACAATGCGTGACCCCTACAGCATCGAGGCCGAGCACGGCCTACTGGGCGCCATGATGCAGCGCCCTGAGCTGATCGACACGCTGAGCGATGACCTGTCCGCCGAGTCGTTCTACTTCCCCGAGAACGCAGAGGTGTACCGCGGGATCATGGCAGTTCGGTCCGCAGGTCAGGCGGTTGACTTTCTGACCGTCGCCGAGCACATCGGCACGATGCCGAACGGTGACCGCGCCCTGGGCTATTGCGGGGAGATCGTCGATAACACCCCAAGCGTTGCCAGTGCCGCGACCTACGCCTCGATCGTGCGCGAGCGAGCCATTGACCGGGCCCTGTATGACCTTGGCGGCCAGGCCATGGATATTGCCCAAGGCGACCAGGATACCCAGGCCAAGATCGCAGCCATCCAATCGGCCGCCATGGCGATTGACAGCGGTTCCGGCGCCGACGAGGTGGTCAAGGCTTCGGATGTGCTGATCGACCAGCTTGAGGTGTGGCAGGAACGGCATGATCGGTTCACCAGCGGCCAAACCTTGATCGGGATGTCCACCGGCCTGACTGATCTGGACGAGAAGCTGGGCGGCCTCCAGCCGGAACAGTTGATCATCGTCGCCGGGCGCCCAGCTATGGGCAAAACAACACTTGCGATGGGGTTTGTGATTGACGCCGCTGTTCGCCAGGGCAAGTCGGGTTTGGTCGTGAGCCTGGAAATGAGCAAGGGCCAGTTGATTGACCGGGCTGTTGCCTCAGAGGGAAAGATCCCGCTCAACCTGATCAAGAACGGCACGGCCAGTCGGGACCACGGGCAAAGCCTGGGCGTTGCAGTGGGCAAGATCAAGAAGGCCAAGCTGTTCATCGCCGACCGTGCAGGCGCCACCGTGGGGCGCATCCGCTCCCTGGCCCGCCGGCACAAGATGCGCTACGGCCTCGACATCCTGATGATCGACTACCTGCAGCTCATGGAAGGCGAGGGCGGCAACCGTACCGAGGAAGTCAGCAGTATCAGCCGTGGGTGCAAGCTCCTGGCCCGGGAACTCGGTATCCCTGTCGTGCTGCTGAGCCAGCTGTCTCGAAAATGCGAAGAGCGCCCCAACAAGCGCCCGGTTCCGTCGGATCTGCGCGAATCGGGCGCCATCGAGCAAGACGCCGACGTGATCCTGTTCGTGTACCGCGATGAGGTCTACCACGAAAACAGCGAACACAAGGGCATCGCCGAAATCATCATCGGCAAAGGCCGCGATGTCGAGACAGGCACCGTCCGCGCCGCATTCCTGGGGCAATACAACCGATTCGAGAACCTGGCCGCTGGGTGGAAGCCTGAGCCCGTTGAAACGCCACCGCCGAAGGTTGCCTCCCTGTCCAGCCGCTACAAGGATCGATTCTGATGAAGAGAGCATCCCCAGTACAGCTACGCCAAGCCCTTGAGGTAGCCAACACCATGGTCAAGCACGGAATCCGTTTCGTGTGTATGCCGGTGGTGGATGAGGCTGATGGCGCCAACCTCGCCAGCCAAGCCACAGAGCGCCTGGAGCGCATGGCATTGATCGCAGAAGCGCAGGAGAGGCGGACATGAGCACAGCATTTTGGGTATTGCTCGCTTTGTTTGTCGGCTACTCCCTTGGCTGGGGAAACGCTCACTACTCCATCGCTACCGAATGCGACCGTCTCGGCTCATTTTTCGTTGGTAAGCGCGTATTCAAATGCACCGAGATTACCGAGGTGAAGAAATGACCGAATTTGTTGAGGTGAAGGCGCAAGACCTGTCAGGCCCGGCTCTGGATTGGGCTGTGGCTCAAGTGGAAGGCGTGAAAGTAACCGTCAACGGTGAGTTTTCGGAAAAAGTTTTCATCGGCAGCAAGAGCGGGCTGATCAAGGGCCTTTACAGGCCATCCACCGACTGGGTTTTGGGCGGACCACTGATCGATAAATTTGAAGTCGAAATTCTCCGAGCCGGCTCAGTAATTCATGCCAAGCGTTACGGCATGACGAATTCTGCTGGCGATGGAGAAACGGCCCTGATCGCAGCATGCCGCGCCATCGTCGCCTCATCTCTTGGCGACACTGTGAGCGTTCCGAAGGAGATTTTATGAGCCAGTACGACGAACTGAAGCGGCTGGCCGAGGCGGCTTTGAACGAGCTCACAGAGATAAACCAAGACTGGCCTACTGATGGCGATTATTTCGACTGTCAGTCTGGACCTGAGTTTGAATATCTGTGCGCGGCAAACCCCGTAGTGGTCATGACTTTGATCGCCGAGAACCAACAGTTGCGCACGGATCGTGACTATTGCAGGCGTGTCGCCGAGCACAACAAAGAGGTCGGTGAGCAGCTTCGCGCAGAAATCGCCGGCCTCAAGACCGGCTACCAAGCCTACGAGCGGGTGAATGCTGAGCTGAAGGCTGAGAACGAGGCGCTGCTCGATGGCGCCAACTTCAGGGCCATTCAGTCCCTGCGCCAGGATTGCGAGGCGCTGCGCAAGGCTCTGGGCGAGTGTGCTGGCTCCTTGCACGGTGAAATGCTCCAGAAGTTCGGCGGACAGCTTCCGGAGGATATGCATCCGGTCACGCGCCGCGACTATGGCCGCGACATGGCTGAACTGGCCGGGTACCGCGCCGCCATAGGCAAGGGAGAGCAGTCATGAATGCACTCAGCATCCTCAGCGTCATCTTCGCCGTTATCAGCCTGATACAGATCGGCCTTGTGCTGTTGGTGGATGAAGCCTTCATCATCGCCGCCATAGTGAACGTCTTTATCTCCGTCTACCTGGACCACCTTGGGATTGAGAAGTCCCTGCGTGATTTCCTGGCTGAGGGGAGGGCCAAGCGATGAGCAATGTCATCCATAAGCCGCGTCACTTCTGGTCCTCCGGTCCTTCGCGCATCCGCGAGATCTTTCGCCTGGCCTACCTGTTCGCCACCGAGCTGTCGGCCGCCGGCGCCGTCGAGATCATCGTCCGCCCGGTCAAGTCCCGCCGCACCCTGGAGCAGAACGCGAAGCTGTGGGCAATGCTGGGCGATATCTCCCGCCAGGTCGATTGGCCGGTCAATGGCGTGATGCAGAAGCTCGACAGCGAGGACTGGAAGGCGCTCATGACCGCAGCAGCCCGCCAGGAGATCCGCATGGCCCAGGGAATCAACGGCGGGGTTGTGATGCTGGGCGAGAGCACCAAGCGCATGACCGTGGCCGAGCTGGGCGACGTGATCGAGTGCATGTATGCCTTCGGCGCCGACAAGGGCGTGACCTGGAGCGAGCCGAAGGGGCAGATGCCCGAGCAGTGGGAGGCGGCAGCATGAGTCTCGCCGCCAAACAACCCCGCGCCAAGAAATGCCGTGTCACCGAGTGCGGAGCCTCTTTCGTGCCTAAGCGCCTGGGTCAACGTGTATGCAGCCCGGCCTGCGCAATCCTTGATGCGCCGACCAACCAGGCGAACCAGGAGAAGGCCCGCAAGTCCCTGGCCCAGGTCGAGCGCCGGGAGATCAGGGTGCGCAAGGAGAAGATCAAGTCTCGCGCCCAACACCTGAGGGACGCCCAGACCGCATTCAATGCCTGGATCCGAGAGAGGGATATCGGCCTGCCGTGTGTGAGCTGCGGCAGGCATCACAACGGCCAATGGAACGCCGGGCACTACCGGACCGTCGGCGGCAACCCTGAACTCAGGTTCGAACCGCTCAACGTCTGGCGCCAGTGCGCCCCGTGCAACAACCACAAGTCCGGCGACATCGTGAACTACCGCATTGAGCTGGTGAAGCGCATCGGCGCCGAGGCAGTCGAGTGGCTTGAAGGGCCTCATGAGGCCAAGAAGTACACCATCGAACAGCTGAAGGCGATGACCGCCGAATATCGGGCCAAGACCCGCGAACTGAAGAGGGCTGCAGCATGAGAGACGCCGACTTCCATTATTACGACTGGCTCTTGAATGAATGGGCCCGTTGGGTAAAGAGCGAGTTCATCGGCTCAAGCCTGGCTAAGTCGAAATCAAACGGGTCTCGCTTGCTGGATGACGAAACCGCGCTGGCTACCGACATGGCGATAGCGCGTTGTGAGCCGTCGACCAGGAAGCTGATTAAGCGCGTCTACCTATGGCGCGACATATCGGTGAGTGAAGCAATCCTTTCGATGCACCTACGTGGATTCTCGCGGGAGTACAGTCGACATGCTGCATAGCACTATTGATTTCGATATGAGCGGATTCGAGCCAACTGCCAGGAAACGTTTCAAGCCATACGTAAATCTTGGGTCTTGCTACAGCAAGAAAATGCTTCTTGAGGTTGAAGAGTTCGAGGATATCGAGCGCCGACACTTGGCTGGGGAGAAGCTAAACCTCGACGAGGACACAAAATCCAGGCTGGTTCGCGCGGTGCGGTGCATTACCAATGTGTATTTCATACTGGCGCCGGATCAGCTAAAGATAAAAATAGGGCAGGCCAGGGATGTTAATAAACGCCTGAACAGCCTAAGGGGATCCTCACCGTGCGAGCTTCGACTGCTGGCTAGTGTGCGTAGCTATGGTGATTTTGAGGCGTATCTGCACAAGAAACTTGCCGCCAGCCGGCTTCATGGTGAATGGTTCATGGCGGACGAAAAGGTATTATCGGTGGTTGAGGCTGCGATCGATGGTGGTGCGCGTGAAATTCTCGCCGCGCTCAACATAGATATTGATGCTATCTAGCAAAACCTGTATAAAAGCCCTGTATTTTGTCAAAACTGCGTTTTGCGGTTTTACCGCTTCAAGACAAGCCCGGCCATTGAGTCGGGCTTTTTTGTGTCCCGATTTTGGCGAATCCGCTCCCCACGGACTTACGCCTGGCCTCGCAGGCCCTCTTATTTCCTCTTCCCGAACGGGATCACCTGAGACGCCAAAGATGACTCCAGATAAAGACCCTACCTTCTGGGCTGAAGTCTCGCGAGTCCTGAGCAATCCCCTTTGGCAGGGAGCAATCATGGCAGCCACAATTTCGCTCCTTCGTGTTCTTTACGACGCAAAGGAGACGAGGGTTTGGCGCGTAATCCTTGAATCCCTGATCTGCGGAGGCCTGAGCTTGTCGGCCAGCAGCATCATCAAGTGGATGGACTGGCCGGAAGGGTTGTCAGTGGCCGCCGGCGGGATGATCGGCTTCCTGGGGGTGACGGCTATTCGTGAGTTCGCCCTGAAATTTATTGGCAAGAAGGTAGAGACGCTATGAGCACTCCGCGCGGCGTCCGGAACAACAACCCCGGCAACATCGATTACAACAAGGCCAACAAGTGGCAGGGGCAGCTCCCGCCGAATCCAGCCTTGGAGACACGCTTCGCCAGGTTTGATAAGCCAGAGAACGGCATCCGGGCACTTACCAAGCTGCTGCTGGCCTACCAGAGCAAGCATGGGTTGAAGACCGTCAAGTCGATCATCAATCGGTGGGCGCCGAGCGTCGAGAACGACACAGACGCTTATGTGCGCGCCGTGGAGCTAAACACTGGCACCAACCCAGGCGCAGAGATCAACCTGCGCGACCCCGCGGTGATGAAGGGCTTTGTCCGCGCCATCATCCGCCATGAGAACGCCGGCTTTGAGTATCCGAAGCACATCATCGACGAAGGCGTGCGTCGGGGGCTGGAATGAGCATCCTCCGTGCCCTTGCCCTGGCAGCCGTCATCGCTCTAGTGGGTGCATTGCTCATCGGGATTCAGCAGTACCGCGTTATGGCCCTGCAAGCATCTGTCACCTTCGAACAGGGCGAGAAGCAGAAAGCCGTCCAGGCCAACGTTGAGAGCCAGGCGACCATCACCACACTGCAGGCCGAAGCAAAGCGTAACGCCGCCTTCACCAAGGACCTTGCGGACCGCATCAAGGCCAGCGAGCAAAAAGCCAAAAAGGCGAGGAAAGACTTTGAAGACCTCAAGCGAAACAGCAAACCTGTTCGTGATTGGGCTGATCAGCCTTTGCCTGACGGCCTGCGCGGGAAAGCCCCAGGTAGTGACAAAGACAAGCGCCGTCCGAATTGACTCGCCCGAACTGGTCCCGTGTGAGCGCGTGAGCGAAGAGGACGAGGACCTGCGCAGTAACGGCGACGTCTGGAACCTGAAGAATCGCGCCATCAACCTGCTCGACACCTGCGCCGACCAGGTAGACGCATCCATCCAGCGAAGCAAGAGCAAGTAGAGGTATCACATGCCTACCTTCAAAGTCCGCACCTACGAAGAGCACGTAACCATCGAGGCTGACTCGATTGAGTACTGCCTGGACGGTATCAGCCTGCGATTCACGACTGGCGACAAGATCACCGCAGGGTTCTCTCGTTACCTGTGGGTGCAAGAGGTTAAGGCTGAGCCTGTCGCTGATGCGCCTGTAACCGAAGAGCCTGCCGAGCCGGTGAGCGAATAACCATGGCTGAGCTGACCGGTAAGCGTGCTCTCTTTGTGGATGAGTACCTTATCGACTTGAACGGCACTCAGGCTGCGATACGGGCCGGTTACAGCGAAAGGACAGCCAACGAGCAGGCAAGCAGGTTGTTAGCGAATGTTAGCGTCCAGGCGCAGCTACAGAAGCGCATGAAGGACCGCGAGCAACGGACCGAGATCAATGCCGATTACGTGCTGAAGCGCCTGGTTGAGATCGACCAGCTTGACGTGCTGGACATCCTGCAAGACGACATGAGCTTCAAGCCTTTGTCGGAGTGGCCGAAGGGCTGGCGCCAGTATCTGGTCGGCTTCGATATCGCTGAGATGTTCGAAGGCTCAGGCGATGACCGCTCAATGGTCGGCCTGATGAAGAAGATCAAGTGGCCGGACAAGGTTAAGAACCTCGAACTCCTTGGCAAGCACGTCAATGTGAACGCCTTCCGCGACCAGGTTAGCGTTGATGTCAACGTTTCCCTATCTGAGCGGATGGCAAAAGCCCGTGAACGCGCCAGCAAAGATTGACCTCGAGCAGCAACTGGTCGAGGACATACTTTCGTTTGCTGACGATCCGCTGGGCTATGTCTGGTATGCGTTCCCATGGGGCGAGCCGGGTACTGAGCTGGCGAACAAGACCGGGCCCAGGCAGTGGCAGATAGATGTCCTCGACTCGATCGGCAAGAAGATCCGGGCCGGCGCCAAGGATTTGGGCGATGTCATCCATGAGGCTGTGGCCAGCGGCCACGGTATCGGCAAGTCGGCCCTGGTGTCCTGGATCATCAAATGGGCATTGGATACGGCCATCGACACGCGCGGCGTGGTCACGGCCAACACTGAAACCCAGCTTAGGACCAAGACCTGGCCCGAGGTGGCGAAGTGGAACAGGCTTTCAATCACGTCGCACTGGTTCAGGCTCACAGCCACGGCGTTGATCAGCACTGATCCGGAGCATGAGAAAAACTGGCGCATTGACGCCGTGCCCTGGTCCGAGAGCAACACCGAGGCCTTCGCCGGCCTGCACAACGAAGGCAAGCGCCTGCTGCTGATCTTCGATGAGGCCTCGGCCATTGCTGACCTGGTGTGGGAAGTGGCCGAAGGTGCGTTGACGGACGAGAACACCGAAATCATCTGGGCTGCATTCGGAAACCCAACCAAGAACACGGGCCGATTCCGCGAGTGCTTCACCCGATACAAGCACCGCTGGAGTCACCGGCAAGTCGACAGCCGCACGGTGGACGGCACCAACAAGACACAGATTGCCAAATGGCAGGCGGACTACGGCGAAGACAGCGACTTCTTCCGCATCCGTGTTCGCGGCATGTTCCCGAGGGCTTCCGAATTGCAACTGATCCCGTCCGACTGGGTAGCCGCAGCGATGAAGCGCGAGCCTGTGTATGGCCTGGATGACGCCATGGTCTGCGGTATCGACATCGCCCGGGGCGGTGCGGACAGCAACGTGATCGTGTTCCGCCGCGGCCTCGATGCCCGTTCGATCAAGGCCATGAGCATTCCCGGCAGTGAGACGCGCGACACCACGCTGTTCATCGCTAAGGTCTGCACCGTGGTACAGGAGCATCGTCCTGACGCCGTGTTTGTCGACTCGACCGGTGTCGGTGGCCCCGTTGCTGACCAACTGCGCCGCCTGATGCCTGGGATCGTCATCCTCGACGTGAACTTCGCCAGCGCTGCACCTGATCGCCACTACGCCAACATGCGCACCTACATGTGGTGGAGGCTGCGTGAAGGCCTGCGCGCCGGCCTGGCACTTGAGGAAAACACCGAACTTGAGTCGGAACTGACCTCGCCGATGTACGGGCACAACGGCAGCGACCAGATCGCGCTGGAAAAGAAAGACGCCATCAAGAAGCGCCTCGGCCTGTCGCCTGACTACGCCGACGCCCTGGCCCTGACCTACGCAATGCCCGTGATGAAGAGCCAGTACACCGGAACCGGTGGCGGCCCAAACAGCGAACTGGAATCCGACTACGACCCCTATGCGGAGGCATAAACATGTGCGGCAAGAGCATTAAGAAACTGGTGAACAAGGTTGTTGACCTGGACCCGCTGCGCGGCGGTGACGTGATCCTGGAAGGCATGGGCCTGCCCAACCTGACCGGCGAGAATACTGGGTTCCTGAACAAGGCTGAGCGTGACAAGGCTGCAGCCGAGGCAATGACCGGCTCAACAACGGCCAGCACCACGGCGCCGACCACCAGCAGCGACTCGGTGCAGGCAGCCATTGACGCCGAACGCCGCCGGCGCCTGGCCCAGTCCGGGCAAAACGGCACCATCCTGACCGGTGCATCTGGCGTGCTTGGCAATGCCAACACCAGCCAGAAAACGCTGTTGGGGGTGTAAGTTGGCTGACTCCCTGCGCGAACAGCTCGACAAGCGGCTGGCCCGGCTGAAGCAGGAGCGCGACAGCAACTGGTTGCCCGAATGGCAGGAGTTGAGCGATTACATCCTGCCCCGGGCTGGCCGGTTCAACACCACTGACGTGAACCGTGGTCAACGCCGTGACCGCAAGATTATCAACCCGCGAGCCACATTTGCAGCGCGCACCCTGGCCGCTGGCATGCACAGCGGCATGACCAGCCCAGCATCGCCATGGTTCAAGCTGGGGACGCCTGACCCAGGCATGATGAAGTACGGCCCGGTGAAGGAATGGTTGTATGCAGTGGAGACGGCCATGCGCGAAGTCATGGCGCGGTCGAACCTCTACAACGTGCTCCCCAAGGTATATGGGGAAGAGGGTGTATTCGGGACTGCTGCAATGGCCGCCTTGCCTGATGAGCGCGATACCGTCCGATTCTACCCGTTCACGATCGGCAGCTACATGATCGCCAACAGTGACCGCCAGCAGGTGGACACGCTCTATCGCGAATTCAAGATGACAGCCCGCCAGATGGAACAGCAGTTCGGCAAGGAGGCACTGAGCCAGACCGTTCGAAACCTGCTGGACAGCAACAGTGAAGCATGGGTGGATGTCTGTCATGCCACCGAACCGAACGAGAACCGGGAGCAGGGCCGCGAGGACAACACCAACATGGCCTATCGGTCCGTGTACTGGGAGAAGGGCGGCGACAAGGACAAGCTGTTGCGCCAGTCAGGCTTTCAGGAGTTCCCTGTTATGGCCCCGCGCTGGGACGTGCTCGGCGAGGATGTATACGGCACTGGGCCAGGGTCTGAATGCATCGGCTCCAACCGAGCCATGCAGCTCATGGAGCGGCGCAAAGCGGAAATGATGGAGAAGGGCGTTCGTCCACCGATGGGCGCCCCTGCAAGCCTCAAGGGCCAGCGCGCCTCAATCCTGCCGGGCGGCATCACCTACCTGAACGACATGCAGCTTGGGGCTAAGTTCGAACCGCTGTACATGGTCAACCCGGCCTGGATCGGCCAGTTGCGCGGCGAGATCCAGGCCGAGGAGCAGATTGCCGACACCGCGTTCTTCGTCGACCTGTTCCTGATGATCAGCCAGATGGACAGCGTGCGAACAGCCTACGAGATCGCCACGCGCAAGGAAGAGAAGATGCTGATGCTCGGTCCAGTGCTGGAGCGCCAGAACGACGACCTACTGGACCCGTGCATCGACCAGGTGTTTCACCTGATGGTTGAACAGTCGATTCCGCGCTGGATGGGCCTACTCCCGGGTAACCCGCTGTTGCCGCCACCACCGAAGGAACTGGGAAACCTGGACCTGCGCATCGAATACACCAGCATCCTGGCTCAGGCCCAGCGCGCCGTTGAGGGCGGGAGCATCGAGCGCGCCATCGGGTTCGCCGGCACGGTCGCGAACATCAAGCAAGACCCGTCGGCTCTGGACCTACTCGACACAGACAACGCCCTGCGCGAGTACTTCAAGGCTGTCAGCGTGCCGCCAACCCTGGTCCGGTCCGACGATGCCGTCGTGGCCATCCGCGAGCAGCGCGACCAGGCCATGCAGGCCCAGCAGATGCAGCAGGACCTGGGCGCAGTCATCCAGGGCGCGCAGCTGCTCAGTGAGACAGACACCAGTGGCAACAACGCCCTGACCCAGCTGGCGGGTGCTGTGTGATGGATGACCTCAACGAACAGGAAGAAAAAGCCAGGCTTGAGGAAATGACCGCCCGCGATCAGGAGATCGCCGACTTCCTCTGGTTGATGGATGACCCCAGAGGCCGCCGCTTCATGTGGCGAATGATGGGGCAATGCAAGGTGTTCCAGCCCTCATTCAACACACATGGGGGCGTGATGAACTTCAACGAAGGCCAACGAAATGTTGGCCTTTTTCTTTTGGGCGAAGTGAACCAGCTATGTCCGGCGCGATTCGCCGTCATGGCCTCTGAAAACGCCACGCAACCAGTAGAGGAAGAATCCCATGACTGATGTAACTGCCGCTCCCGCTCAGGACACCACCGCCGCGCCAGCAGCCGCAACGCAGTCGGATACCACCGTGCTCACCCCGAGCGCTCCAGCAGCCGACCCGGCACCAGCCACTGCCGATGCAGTAGCCAAGCCGGATGACACCAAACCAGCCGAAGCAAAGCCCAAGGAAGGTGATGCGGCCAAGCCAGAGGGTGCGCCCGAGGCCTACACCGACTTCACCCTACCGGAAGGCATGGAGCTCGACGCCGACGTTCTTGGCGAGTTCACCGCCTTTGCTAAGGAGCTGAACCTGCCCCAGGACAAGGCGCAGAAGATCGTCGATTTCCAAACGAAGCTGGCAACCAAGCAGGCCGAGGAGTACCAGGCTGCTGCACTCAAGCAGGGCCAGGAGTGGGCCACGGCAGTCAAGAACGATCCAGAACTTGGCGGCGCCAACTACGACAAGAGCGTAGCCAGTGCCGTGAAGGTCATTCAGGCATTCGGCAGTCCGGAGCTGAGGCAACTTCTGACCGACTCAGGGCTGGGCAATAACCCTGCGATGTTCAAGTTCGTACACCGCATCAGCCAGGCGATCTCGGAAGACAAGTTCGTCTTGCCGGGCAGCCAATCATCCACCGGCCGTAAGTCGAACGAAGAAGTGTTCTACGGCGGCAGCAAGTCTTAACCACGGAGTAAACACGCATGGCTACCATCGGTAACACCGCAGTCACCCTGGCGGACTGGGCCAAAACCCAGGATCCGGATCAGAAGCAAGCCCGCATCGTCGAGATGCTGGATCAGACCAACGAAATCTTGACCGACATGCTGTTCATGGAGGGTAACCTCCCTACCGGTCACCGGACCACGATCCGGACTGGCCTGCCCACCGGCTCCTGGCGCGCACTGAACGCCGGTATCCCGAGCGAGAAATCGACCTCGGCCCAGGTTGATGAAACCTGCGCAATGCTCGAATCGCTCGGCGTTGTCGACGTGGCGCTGGCAGACCTGAACGGTAACACCGCAGGGTTCCGCCTCTCCGAGAACCGCGCTTTCGTTGAAGGTATGAACCAGACCATGGCGTCTGGCGTGTTCTACAGCAACGATGCTCTGGCGCCATCGCAGTTCCTGGGCATGAGCCCTCGCTACAGCGACAGCACCGCGAAGAACGGCCAGAACATCATCAAGATGGGCGGCGCCGGTTCGGACAACACCTCTATCTGGCTGATCGTTTGGGGCGACAACACCGTCCACGGCATCTATCCGAAGGGGTCGAAGGCTGGCCTGGACCACAACGACATGGGCATCGAGCTGGTGGACGACGGTACCGGCAAGAAATTCCGTGCCTATCGCGACCACTACCGCTGGGACACCGGTATCGCCCTGCGCGACTGGCGTTACGCGGTTCGGATTTGCAACATCGACGTATCCGATCTGGTTGCCGATACCGCCGGCACTTCTGTGAAGATCATCGAAGCCATGATCCGCGCCATCCACCGCATCCCGAACCTGAAAATGGGCCGCGCCGCGTTCTACATGAACCGCACCGTGCGCGAGTGCCTGGACATCCAGGCGATGAACAAGGCCAACGTGCAGCTGCGTATCGACGAATACGCTGGCGAGTTCCGCACCAGCCTGCGCGGCGTGCCTTTCCGCACTGTCGATGCCCTGCTCAACACCGAGGCGCCAGTGGTCTAAGGCCGCTGTCCCTCGCTCACAGGAGACTTGAACATGATCACCGACAAACTCAACACCTTCAGCAACGGCCAGGCGGTCACGGCTTCGGCCGCGTCCACCGACGTTATCGACCTGGGGCCGCTGACCCACGGCAACACCCGCCGCGACATCGGTGCGGGCGAGCCGATCTACCTGGTAGTTGCTGCACTGACCGCCGCAACGGCAGCCGGCGCCGCCACCACCAATATCCAGCTCCAGACCAGTGACGACAACAGCACCTGGGTAACGTTGTTCGACTCCGGCTCGCTGGCCCTGTCCGCTCTCACCGCCGGTGCTCGCCCGGTTCAGGTGGCCGTTCCGCGTGGCGTGCGCCGCTATCTGCGCGTGAACTACGTCATCGGCACCGGCCCACTCACTGCTGGCAGCTTCTTCGCCGGCCTGGTCAAAGACGTACAGGACAACACCAAGTACGCCAGTGGCTTCTCGATCCTGTAAGGGGGTGATCCATGCAAGTTACAGCGAAAGAGCGCGGCTTCTACGGCGGCGGCATCAAGGACCCGGGCGACACCTTCGAGCTGACCGACAAGAAGCACTTCAGCGATCAGTGGATGGTCAAGGGCAGGGAGGCCCCGGCCAAGGAAGCGGCGAAGTTCACCGGCTACGTGGCAGCACGCAGCGCCGGCGGCAAGTTCGTCGTTAAGGACTCGGCCGGCCAGATGGTTGGCACGTTCAGCGGCACCAAGGCTGAAGCCGAGGACGAGGCTGAGCGCCTGAACCAGGGCGGCGACATTGCCCCAGCCAAGGAAGGCGAAGGCAGCGACGACCTGCCAGACGCCTGATCCACCGCAACAACCTAAGGGTCCTTCGGGGCCCTTTCCTATTTCTGGGGTTCCCGAATGCCAAGCGATATCGAGATCTGCAACATCGCGCTCTCGCGGGTTGCGCACACTCAGCCGATCGTGTCGTTCAGCGAAAAGAGCAAGGCCGCCGAACTGTGCAGCGTGTTCTACGCCACGTTGCGTGAGCTGGTGCTGGCTGATTTCCCGTGGCCGTTCGCTGAATCCATCGTGACCCTTGCCGATGTCGGGAGCCCCGCGCCTGGCTGGGCTTACCGTTACCGCTACCCCGCTGACTGCCTCAAGGTTCGGGAAATCATCATCCCGGGCCAACGTCGACCACTGTCGAGCGAGCAGCAAATCCCGTACAAGATTGGTTACGACTCCGGCGGCCGGGTGATCCACACCGACCAGGAAGAGGCAGGTGTGCGGTTCACGTTCAAGGTTGAGGACTCGACGTTCTTCGACCCGCTGTTTGCCGATGCGCTGGCCTGGCGCTTGGGCCAGGATCTGGCCTTGCCGCTCAGTTCGAAGCCTGACCTGCAGCAGTACTGCCAACAGCAATACGAAATGGCGAAGACGCGCGCCCAGGGATCGGCCTTCGAAGAATCTCAGGACGATCCAGAGCCTGAATCCGAGTTTGTGACGGTGCGCTCATGACCAGCGCCTTGCAGCCAACCTTCGCCGCCGGCGAGCTGTCGCCATCTGCCAGCGCGCGTACCGACATCGCCCGCTATTACACCGGCCTGAAGCTGTGCCGAAACTTCATGGTTATGCCGTACGGCGGTGTGCGCAACCGTCCGGGTACCAAGTTCGTGTGCGAGGTGGCCGACTCCACGAAGCTGAACCGCCTGATCCCGTTCCAGTTCAACGATGAGCAGACCTACATCCTGCAGTTCAGCGACCTACAGATGCGCGTTATCAAAGACGGTGGACAGGTGCTGACCGGCGGTGTGCCGTATCAGCTCGCGATGCCCTATACCCAGTTTGATCTGAAGCAGCTGAACTTCACCCAGTCGGCGGACGTGATGACATTCGCCCACACGTCCTACAAGCCGCGCGAGTTGAGCCGCCTTGCGCATGACAACTGGACCACCGCCGAGCTGAACCTGGCTCCGCGTATCGCCGCGCCGGCCACGGCCACGGCCACGCCGACCGCTGGCACCGGGGCAACCCAATCCTGGCGCTATCAGGTCACTGCCGTGCTGGATGACGGCAACAGCATCGACGAATCCCTACCGGTTACCTCGAACGCCGTGACGATCTTTGCTGACACCGCATCAGCCACCATCGTGTGGCCTGCGGTAACCGGCGCCACGTATTACATCGTGTACAAGGACAATGCCGGCGCCGGGATCTACGGATTCATTGGCCGGGCCACAGCCCTGACCTTCACCGACCGCAACATCACGGCAGTGAAGACCGACACCCCGCCGAACGGCGCTGATCCGTTTGTTGGAGCGAACAACTACCCAGGTGCTGTTGGCTATTTTCAACAGCGCCTTGTGTTCGCTGGCAGCAACGCCAGCCCGCAAACGTTCTGGATGAGCAAGACCGGCCTGTTCAAGAACTTCGGCTACTCGATCCCGAACAAGGACGATGACGCGATTACGTTCACCATTGCCAGCACCGAAGTAAACAAGGTTCGACATCTGATCGGCCTGCGCAAGCTTCTGGGCCTGACTTCGGGTGGTGAATGGACATTCACGGGTGGAGACACAGGACTCACGGCAAAGACCATCCAGGCCAGCCAGGAAGGGTATGACGGCTCAGCCATCGTCCCGCCAGTGGTGGTGGGCAGCAGCGCCGTCTATGTCCAGGCGCGCGGCAGCAGGGTTTCATCGTTCGGTTACTCTCTCGAGGCTGATGGTTTTGCCGCCGGCGACCTGACGCTGTTCAGTGCGCATCTGTTCCGCGGTTACGAGCTGACCAGCGTGGCCTACCAGAAAATTCCCGATTCAATCGTCTGGTATGTGCGGGACGACGGGATCCTGCTGGGCATGACCTACCTGCCCGAGCAGCAGTTGGTCGGCTGGCACTGGCACGATACGGACGGTTTTGTCGAGTCGATCGCCTGCATTCCTGAAGACCAGGAAGACGCGCTCTACATGGTGGTGCGTCGGACGATCAATGGTGTGCAGAAGCGGTATGTCGAGCGCATGGCAACCCGCCAGGTGCTATCGATCGAGGACGCCTTCTTCGTTGACTGCGGCCTGACTTATGACGGGCGCAACACTGATACCGCCAAAACCATGAGTCTTTCAGGTGGAGCGACCTGGCAATACCCTGAAGTCGTGACGATGACGGCCTTTGGGCACGCGCCTTTCACCGTCGGCAGCGTTGGAAATCAGTACTCCCTGAAGCTGACCGCCACCGATGATAACGATGATGTCACCACCGAAACGGTGCGCGTCGAGGTTGTCGGGTACACCAGCACCACCGTCGTGACGGTAAAACTTCTGATCGTCTGCCCGCCAGCGCTGCGCAATGTGGCCTTGACTGGTTGGGCGCGGCAAGCCAAGACCATTTCCGGCCTGGACCACCTAGAAGGCAAGACCGTCTCCATCCTCGCCGACGGCAGTGTCCACCCGCAGCGCGTGGTCATCGGGGGGGCAGTGGTGTTGCAAGAGGCCGCTGGCGTGGCGCACATCGGCCTTCCGTACAAATCAGACATGGAAACCCTGGATTTGGAGCTGAAGAACGGCAACGAGACCGTTCTTGACAAGAAAATCGCCGTCACGTCGTTGACGGTGCTGGTAGAGGAATCGCGCGGCATCTTCGCAGGCAAGGATAAAAACTCTCTGTACGAAGCCAAGACCGATCGCGAAACATACGAGCAGCCGCTTAATTCGATCACTGGACAGGTTGAAATCAACGTCTCAAACGACTGGCAAGGGAAGGGCCGGGTGTTCATTCGCCAATCCGACCCACTGCCTTTGTCCGTCCTGGCCGTGATTCCAGAGGTAACCATCGGTGGCCGCTGAAGTCTTGCCGGTATCGGCTGAGGATGTGCCGGCCATCCTGCCTCTGGTGCGTCAGGCTGACATTGACGAAATCACCGAAGCCCTTGGCATTCCCATGGAGGAAGCCCTGCTGGACGCGGTTACCGACAGCCTCAACGCGAAGAAGATTGTTGTCGATGGCGAGGTGGTCGCGGTGTTTGGCGATGCCAGCTACAGCATCCTCGGTTCGGTCGGCGTTCCTTGGCTGATCAGTACGGTGCATGTCGAGCGCCACGCCCGGGCATTCCTGAAGGTCTGCAAGCCAGAGGTTCAGGGAATGCTCACCCGGCACAACCACCTCCTGAACTACGTCGACGCCCGCAACACCGCGGCCATCCGCTGGCTGAAGTGGCTGGGATTTACCTTTGCCCCGGCCATCCCCTACGGCCCTAAGGGCTTCCCGTTTCACCCATTCACATTGAACAGAGAGAATTGATTATGTGCTGGATGGCATTGATCCCGGTCGCCATATCCCTGGTCGGCGGAATGATGGGCGCGCAGAACGCGAAGCAGGAAGGCGCCTTCAACGCCGGAATGCTTAAACGCAACGCCGAATTGAAGGAGCAGACCGCCCAGGAGACGTTGTTTGCTGGCGATACGTCCGCCGATTGGCAGCGCGTCAGGACCGGCCAGGCCGTGGGCACGCAGCGCGCCGTGCAGGCGGCCAACGGAATCGACGTGAACAGCGGCAGCGCGGCGCAACTCCAGGATGACACAGCCATGATTGGCGAGCTGGACGCCCTGACCATCCAGAACAATGCCGCACGCGAGGCCTACGGCTACCGAATCCAGGCTGATCAGGACCGCATGAATGCTGTGCAGACCGTCACCAACGCCGGTAACAAGGCCACCGGTTCAATCCTGGGCGGCATCGGTGGTGCATTCGGCTCGTTCGCTGGAGGTAGAGCATGAGGGTTCCTTCGTTCGACACCGCTCAAGTCCAGCAGCAACCCGGGCGCGCGGTCGACCTGCGCGGTGTGGCGCCGGATAACTCGGGAGTCGAGCAAGGCCTGCGCAGTTTTCAGCGTGGCGCCGAGATCCTGGTAGCCAAGGAACGCGAGAAGGCCGACACAGCCCTGTTGATGGAGGCTGATAACCAGCTGACCCAGTGGCAGCAGAAGACCATGTACGACGAGGGCGGCGTCTACACACGCAAAGGCAAGAATGCCCTCGATGTCACCAATCAGACCCTGGAGCAGTTCGAGCAAACCCAAGCCGAGATCGCCAAGAACCTGACCAATGATGCTCAGAAGGCCCGGTATGCGCAGATTGTCGCCAGCCGCAGGAACTCGCTGTCCAATGACCTGAACCGATATGAGTACGGCGAGCGCCAGAACTACTACGGCCAGGTTGAGAAGGGCCAGCTTGAGACGTCCATGCAGGGCGCCGCGCTTGAATACCAGGACCCGGCCAAGGTCCAGCAATATCGGCAGAAGATCGATGCCGTGCTGGCGAGCCGTGCCGAGCGCCTTGGGCTTTCGCCAGAGGCTGCCCAGGCCGAGCGCCTGGAGGCTAACAGCGGCATGTCAACGGCGGTTATCCAGCGGATGTTGGTGGACTCGCCGCAGAAGGCCAAGACCTACTTCGAATCCCTGAAAGGAACGATGACCGCCGAGGACCAGATCCGGGCAAGCAATGGCATCGACCAGGGTTTCCGTCGACTGGAGGCTGAGGCACGCCAGCGGCAAATCGAAGCACGCCAGATGCAGGCCATCAACCGGATGGAGCTGAGCAGCCGGCTGCAAGACGCTCAGTCTGCCTGGTCCCAGGGCCTTGAATTCGACAACGTGCCATCGAAGGCTGATTTTATTGCTTCATACGGGCCAAAGGACGCTGATAAGCGATACGAAAACGAGGTACTGAAACCGCAAGCACTGGCCCCGGCAATCCGCGAATTCGCCACGGCCTCACCAGAAGAGCGCCAGCAGATCCTGAACAAGTTCCAGCCAGGCAAGGACGGCATTGCCACCGATGGATTCAAGGAAGACTCCCAACTCTACCAGCACCTGACCGGCGTGGCCGTGGGTCTGATGAAGCAGCAGCAGACCGACCCGGCCGCCTATGCCGCGAAGTACAGCCCGATCGTACAGCAGGCTTTTGCCGTGGCCCAGGAAGAAGGCACGCCCGAGGCATATCAGGCGTACGCTGCCGCAACTGTTGCCGAGCAGCAGCGCCTCGGGGTAATGCAGCCTCAGCTACTGCCGAAGCAGGCGGCTGATCAGTTCGCAGCCAGCTTCAACCAGCAGCTTCAGGGCGGCGAGAATGCCGCGGTATTGATCGAGCAGGAAGCGCAGAAGTGGGGCAAGGACTTCCCTGCGGTGCTCCAGCAGGTTGGCAAAAAGCTCCCTGCCGAGGCGCAGGTAATTGCGACCGGGTTGCCGAAGGACATCGCCGAGCGCATGGCGTCCGTGGCCGTTGTGCCGGACAAGGACCTGGACATCGGCTTGCAGAAGGGCCAGAAGGACGAGATCAGCCAGAACATTCAGTCGGCAATGGCTCCGTTCGCCGAGTCACTTCAGGGCCAAGTAGGGTCGACCAGCACCTATAGCACCATGTACAAGGCGGCATTGCGAACTGCCACGTCCTACGTGCTCCAGGGTGAAAGCCCCAAGGATGCCGCGCAGCGTGTGGTTGACGGGATGGTCAATGACAAATACGACTTCTTCGGCACCTACCGTGTACCGAAAACGCTCGACACCAACGCCGTGAGCCGCGGTGCCGACCGCGCACTGCAAACTATCACGCCTGATGAACTGATGCCTCTGCCAGGATTCCAGGGTGTGACCGACGAGGAAAACGCCAACCAGTTGATCAATGCTGTGAAGTCCGGCGGCCAGTGGGTGCCAACCAACGACGAAAGCGGTCTGGCCTTGACGCTCAATGGTTACCAGCTGCTGGGCAAGGACGGCAAGCCGATCATTCGCACATGGGATGACCTGCAGCTGAAGGGCCTGCAAGAATCCGGCACCTACCGCGTAGCACCGATGGGGATCATGCCATGACGATCTTTGCGGGCGATGCACCGGTACTGCGTCGGCGGACGATGCTCGACATCCCGGCCGATGCCGGCGAGGTGTTCGACGCGGCGTTTGATAGCGCCTTCAGCACCAACCCCACCACCTCACTGGTGCGCACCGAGGAACTGGCCGAACAGGAGCAAGGCCGCGCCATGGTCATGGGACCGGAGTCCTACCTGGCTCCAGATGCCGGCCGCGCAGCACCAGACACGCCAATGCTGGACGCGCAGGTCGCCCGTGAGCGCGTGGCAGGTATGGGCCTGGACATCAAAATCCCGGAACAGGGTATCCGCGAGGGCGCGCTTGAGGTTCTGGTCAATCGTCACCGGGAACAGGCCGCCCATCAGCAGATCATGGCCCGTTCCGGCGGTGGTTCCATGGGCACGCAAGTCGCCGCCAGCCTGGCCGCGTCATTGCTCGACCCACTAAACATCGCATCAGCCTTCGTTCCCGTGGTTGGCCCGGCGCGGTATGCCTCCATGCTGGGGCGGGCATCTGGCCCGCTGGGTCGCGCAGGTGTTCGTGTCGGCGTCGGCGCCGTTGAGGGGGCAGTGGGTGCAGCCATCATTGAGCCGTTGCCGCTGATCGCCGCGAACATGGACCAGACCGAGTATGGCCTTTCGGACTCCCTGGCAAACATTGCCCTGGGCGGCGTTCTGGGCGGCGGCCTGCACAGTGTTGGTGGTGCGGTATCAGATGCACTGCGCCGGCGGATCGCCACCGAGACGCCCGCAGTAGATACCGTGCTGAACACTGCCGATCGCCAAGCTGTTGCGCCTTCCTCCTTGCGCACCGCTGACTTTGACCGGCTGTTCGATGAAGACCCTGAAACAGCCCTCCGGACAACCTTGTCCCGGCAACTGGAGGCCGACGGCGCCCACCTGTACCGCAACGCCCAGCGCCAGGCCATCGACGAGATCCGCCCGACACTGACCGGTGAGCGGGTAGGGAATGTGGCTGATTTGCACGCCGAGCGGATAACCCTGACCAAGCAGGCCATGAAGCTAGACGACTCATTTCGGGATACGGCGAAACAGTTCCAGGGCCAGGGCCTGACCCGCAAGCAGGCCGAGCGCGCCGCCCGGGACAGCATCGCCGTGCAGCGCGAACAGATCGGCGCCCGCCAGGCTGAAATCAATACCACGCTCGAGCGTAACCGCGCCGGCGAGTTCGATCGTCGGGACCTGGGCTTGATCGAACGTGGCGAGGTTCCGGAACGCCTGAAGCCGCAGATTGACGCCAGAGCCAGGCAGATCATGCAGGGCTACCAGCAACGTCCGCTGGGCCCGGCAATTGCTACCGCCCGTGAAACAGCCGAGTCCGCGGACTGGAAGGTGCGTGAAAGTGCCTTGCGCAGCGCCGTGGCGCAGGCCGTAAGCGGTCGCGATATCGACGTGAATGCGTTGTTTGACCTGGAAGTCCCTGCCAAGTCAGGCGCAGCACTGGAATACGTCAAGCGTCCAGCCGCCAGGCGCGTCGACCCTGAAGGCCAGTCCGAAAGCCTGCGCGCCGATGGCCAGGCGAAGACGGACACCCAGGACGATCTCGAAACAGCGCAACAGGCTTTCGACGAGGACGAAGCGCTGGTCAATGAAATGCTCGACCAGATGCCAGAACAAGACCGCGCCTCCGTACTGGCCGCCGGACGGGAAGAGGCAGACCTTGCCGCGGCCCAGGCTGAGCGGGCTGAAAGCTATTCGAAGGCATACCGCGCCGCCGCCGTGTGCGACATAAGGAACGGACAATGACCCCTTGCATCGACGCTGTACGGGCCGCCGCTGGCGACCTTGAGGACCAGGAGATCAGTGAGATTTTCGAACTGCTCCGTGGGCGCGCCCAGGAAATCATGGCCAGGGAAGGCGCACTGGGCATGGAGCAGGCCACCCTGAAGGCCGCCGACGAACTGGGCAAACAGGCACAACAGGCAGCCCTGATCGAACGCCGCAATGCTCTGATCAACCTGCGCCGCCGGAGCGAGATCGTCACGTTCGTGCGCAGCAACTTCGCTGACCGCCCCGACCTTGGCATCGAATCGCTGCTGGTGGGCACCAACCTGGCACGCCAGGGCTCCAGAATGTCGGTGGCCGCCGAGCAAAAGGCGTTGGGCGATGCCTACATTGGCGGCATGATTCACGACCTGGAGAGCAAGGACCTGACTGCCATCCTCGCCAATGGTGGGTCTGACATCGATATCGCGGACGCCTTGTGGAAGATCGGCAACGATCTGGACACGTCGAAGCTGAACGACCAGGTCGTCGACATCGCCAGGATTATCCAGAAATACCAAGAGGCGGCGCGCGTCGAGGCGAACCGTGCCGGGGCCAGCATTGGAAAGATCCCGGGCTACATCGCTCGCCAGAGCCACGACAGCGAGAAGATCGGCGCCGCGGGCTATGACAAGTGGGCAGAAGACATCCTGCCACGCCTTGACCCGAAGACGTTCGATGGCGTGACCAATGAAGCCAGCTTCCTGCGTGGGGTCTATAACGGACTGGTCACCGGTAATCACCTGAAATCGGCAGATACCCCAAAGCCCAACGGCTTCAAAGGCCCGGCCAACATCGCCAAGAAGATGAGCCAGGAACGTGTCCTGCACTTCAAGGATGGCGTGGCCTGGCACGAATACAATCAGCAGTACGGCACGGGCAACCTGCGTGAAGCCGTGTTGCGCGGCCTGGATCTGTCCGGGCAGAACACCGCGATCATGCGCCGTCTGGGAACCAACCCCGAGGCAAATCTTGAAATGGCAATGGACGTCATCGCCTCCGACTTGGACAAGGCCGGCGACACAACAGCGTCGACCAACTTCAAGACCGCACGGGAAACCATGCTGAAGAACCGGTTCGCCGAGGTCAGCGGACAAACTCGAATCCCGGGCAACGCCTGGGCCGCCAGGATCTCGGCCAACGTCCGGGCCTGGCAGTCGCTGTCAAAGCTGGGCGGGGCGCTGTTGTCGAGTTTCACGGACCTGCCGGTGGCCGCGAGCGAAATGCGGTATCAAGGGAAAAGCTTCTTGGGTTCGCTGGGGGAAATGACCGCCGGCCTGGTCAAGGGGCGCGGAAGCAAGGAGCAGAAGGAAATCCTGTCCAGCTTCGGCGTGTATGCCGACTCGATGCGAGGGGAGATCATGCGGAGATTCTCGGCCGATGACTCGGTGGGCGGGAAGATGTCGCGGGGGATGTCGCTGTTCTTCAAGCTGAATGGTCTGTCCTGGTGGACGGATGCCAACAAGGCCAGCGCCGGACTGATGATGGCCCACAACCTGGCACAGAACAAAGGCCGTGCATGGGGCTCTATGGATGCCAGCTTCCGCCGCACGCTGGAGCTGTACGATCTGGATGCCGGGAAGTGGGATCTGTTGCGTGGCATGGATACCAAAATGGCCGACGGCCGGGATTACATGACCACCGATGGCGTCGCTTCCATCCCTGACGAAAAGATCACTGAATACCTGACTTCGCAGGGCCGCAAGGTATCTGACGCCGCCATCCGCGAAACTCGCGAAGGCCTTGACCGCAGCCTGCGAACCTACGTCAACGACCGGGTGAGCTACGCGGTGCTGGAGCCGGACGCCCGAACCCGATCGATCCTGAACCAGGGCACCCGACCAGGAACAGTAATGGGCGACCTAAACCGGTTCCTGACCCAGTTCAAGAGCTTTCCTGCGGCCTATATGCAAAAGACCCTGGGTCGTGAGCTGTACGGGCGCGGATATGCGCCGACGCCGCTGGGCGAGGGATATCGGGGCAGCAAGGACCTGATCGCCGCGCTGCGCAACGGGAACGGGGAAAAGCTCGGGCTGGCCCAACTTCTGTTGTGGACCACCGCGTTCGGTTATCTGTCGATGTCGTCGAAGGACGCCATCAAGGGCCGCGAGCCGCGCCCGGCGGATGATCCCAAGACGTGGATCGCGTCCATGGTGCAGGGTGGTGGTTTCGGGATCTTCGGCGACTATCTGTTCGGCGAGGCGAGTCGCTTCGGCAACAGGCCACTGGAGTCAGCAGCAGGCCCGACACTGAGCACCGCGGCAAGCGCCTTTGACCTATGGAACAAGGTCCGTTCCGGGGATGACGCCGCTGCCTCGTCCTTCAACCTGGCACTGAACAATACGCCGTTCCTGAACCTGTTCTACACCCGCATCGCCCTGAACCACCTGTTCCTCTATTCGGTCCAGGAGGCCATGAACCCAGGCTCATTGCGTCGAACCGAGCAACGAATCCAGAAAGAGAACGGCCAGCAGTTTCTGATCAGGCCATCACAAAACTACGCCGACCCGCTGGGCATCGCCCGGTAAGACGCCAACCCCATGAAGCCCGCCACTGAGCGGGCTTTTTTTCGTCCAGAGAAAAGGAGTCACGACAGTGACCGTAAGCACAATCGGCAGCGTTGCAGAGTTTGACACCAATGGTGTCACTACAAACTTCCCCTTCTATTTCAAGTTTCTGGCGAACGAAGACCTGTCTGTAACGTACGTCAATCCTTTGGGGTTGATCTTTCCGCTGACCCTGGGAACTGACTACACCGCAAATGGTGCTGGGGATGAAAGCGGTGGGAGCATCGCCACTACTTTGGCCTTGGCCGGCCCGGGTCAGCTCATCGTTTCCCGTGAAATGGATGCCTACCAGCTCACCTCTCTGCGAAACCAGGGAAAGTTTCTCGCGGAAACGCATGAGGATGTTTTCGACCGGCTAACGATGCTGATTCAGCAGGGGTTTTCCGTTAATAACAGATCGCTGAATCGGCCTTTCGGGAAAGACTATTACGACGCGGAGGCGCGCCGCATAGAGAATGTCGCTGACCCGATTGACGACCAGGACGCCACGACCAAGCACTGGTCACGCGAATACCTAACTTCGTTGATCAGCCTCATTCAAGGCCCGGTCAACAATGCCGCGAACGTTTTCTATAAAGGTCCTGACGACCTGGACTACGTGGTTCAGGACATGTCGAGCAAGTCAGTGGCGGCAAAAGGTGCTGCGCTCATTGGCTATCAAGGACGGACCGTGGCCGACCGCTTGGGCGACCAGGTAAGTGTTAAGGACTACGGGGCAACTGGAGACGGGGTTACGGACGATACCGCTGCCATCCAGTTGGCCTTGGACTCCTCTCGCGTGGTGCACTTCCCGCCAGGAGATTACCGGGTCAGCACCACGCTGCTGATCCCGAGCAATACCACGATTACCGGTTCCGGTTACCGGTCCCGCGTTTTTGCTCCGTCAACTTTCGCCCCGATCAATCTGCCTTGGGCGGGTGGGTTTCTTCCTGTTTTGTTCGGTAATTCTGGTATCGCCACCAGTTCGCCAAACACTCATATTGAGATATCCGGCCTGTACATGGACTCGTCGGCATACACGGGTGGCATGCACAACGTTCATTTCAGAAATACACAGCACTGCCACACGCACCACTGCACCTTTAGCGGCGGTTCGGATGCCACAGCACACACGCTGTGCACCAATTTCATGGTCACCAATAACTTCGCCTTCGGTCAAGGCAATTGCTGCTATGACCAGTGGGAGGGTTGCAATCACGGCTTGGTGGCGGACAACGTCGGTTATGTGACGTTTGGCTACGGCATGCTGTTGACCGGCGACACCAGCCTCAACACTACGATGACGTCCACAAACGTGAGCTTCATCGGAAACATCATCATCGGCCCAAACAATGGGAGCGGCAGTGTAGGGGTGTGGCTGCAATCTGGGTCTAACCTGGCTTCGAATTGCTACAACTGCCGAGTTGAAGGCAACTACGTTCAGGGCTTTCAGGTTGGGTATCGAGCAACTGGCGGCGGGAACCATACAATTAGCGGGAACCATGCGAGCAACTGCCCGGCTGGAGGCATCATATTGTCGGCAGAGGTTATTGGGAATTACGCCCAGAACTGTGCCGTATCGGCCAACATACTAATAAACTGCGGCAATGCGGCAAGCGCGCCGATCTTGGTTCAGCAGGGTTCCTCTAATAACTCAATCACAGGGAATATCACCGGCGCCACTACCTCCACCTATGCTGCTATTTTGGACGCTGGAACCGTCGGAAACGTTCTCTCCGGCAATGCATTCGTGGCCGGCTCTTCTGGGTACGTGTCAAACGCCTCTTCGACAAATAATGCGTCCAACACGCAGACCGGTTATTCAGGTCAGGGCACATTCACCGCATCTATCACCAGCAGCGGAGGCGGCGTTCCTATTCATGGCTCACAGCTCGGAAGCTACAACGTCACGGGGAATATGGTTCACTTCACGCTAAGGGTGTCTATATCTGGATTCGGAACAATGGCTGCTGGGAACTTAACAGTCTCAGGACTGCCATTCGCAAATGCAAACATAATAAACAATCTGGCCAGCGTGTCGGTATCGGCAACGAATCTTCAGGCGGCAATTACACAGCCTGTCTCTGGTCGAATCCTTCAGGGCGCCTCTAGCATCACGCTGCATAAGTGGGTTTCAGGATCATTGGTTCCCCTGGCTAACACGGACATCACAAGCGTTACTGATATCGTCGTTTCCGGTAGCTATAGAAAATTCTAGGAAGACAGCGCGGCAGCCGTATCAAGAAGCGCCCAGGCTGCCGCCTCCTTCTGCTCAGTCCAGCTATTTCTGTTGCATTGCCTCATCAGCCCGAATACGCTTGCCAACTCTGTTCTTGAGCGTAAAAAGGGATTATTAATGCCGGTCGATCTACAAAAAAAACAAGGAAGGCTGGAGGGTATAGAGTCTTTGAGGGCTTATGCCGCACTGGCGATTATACTTTTCCATCTTGTTGTATCTGGCGGCGCAAAGCTTCCTGACACCTTTAGCTTTATAAGCACTCACTTCGGGTTTGGTGTTCCTCTGTTTTTCGTTGTCAGTGGATTCAGCCTCGCCTATGGGTATTGGGGTCGATTTAATGGCGAAGAATCCCTAGGTCATTACTTCACAAGGCGTTTTACCAGGATCGCCCCGCTGTTTTATACAATGCTTGTTTTCCAATTGGTCTATTTATGGCTGTGCTGGGATGTAGTGTTCTCCCCATCTGACGTACTGATCAATGCATTGTTTGCATTCAACGTAGTGCCTAAGTTAACAGACGGTATTGTTGGTGCTTCTTGGACGATTGGCGTGGAAATGATTTTTTACGCAATGTTTCCGCTGCTGTTGATGCTTTGCAAAACCACGCTTCGGGCTGTCTTTGTCCTTTCGTTCTCGATACTTATTTCAACGGTATTCACGATTGGGCTTAAGCCGTTTGAAGCTCAAATACAGAGCTTCATACATCACAATTTTATAACTAATCTTCCATATTTCTTGTGGGGGATTCTTGGGTTTCACCTGCATAGAAAAATATCGGCCGCGCCGGTTGCCGCTCATCGATACATTTGCTGGGGTTTGTGTGTCCTTGCGATTATGGTCGTGCTGACGCTTTACCGAAGCGCGCCGATCTATATGTTCTTCTGGACCAAGGGGATGCGCACCACCTGGGACATGCTATGGGGCTTTCCTTTTGTCGTGCTGTGTATCGCGATGGCAATGCACCCTTCCAGAATTATTTCAAACCCTGTCACCCGTTATCTTGGCAAAATCAGTTTCAGTCTATATCTGGTACACCCAACGATCGTCTACGGGCTCGGGCACATGGGCGTCTACACATGGGTCTACACCTTTTTCCCGACGAGCTGGACGGCTGGTTACGTTGCTTCGGTGGTCATCGCAATGGCGCTGATAACGTCAATATCATTGATCACGTTCAAATACATCGAACAGCCAGGCATGGAGTGGGGGAAACGACTTAGCAGGAAAAAGCCACTCGCCGTGGCCTCGGCCTGATTTGTAGCGCAGGTCCTGCGTCCGCGGAATGACGTATCAGAGGGCGTTTGATGGCCTTTAGAAATAGGATTTGTGTTCGGTCGGCAGGACGCCGGAGGAGGGTTGCTGAAAAGCTGCTGAAGTCATGGATTTATTCACATGAACCGACAACAACTTTCAGCAACATTCGAGACTCCAGATACAGCGAAGCCCGCACTGGGCGGGCCTCTCTGGTATTTCAAATGGTGGAGCCGGGGGGATTTGAACCCCCGTCTAAGCCTTGAATTCATTGGGCTGTAGCGCATATGTTGCTGAAATGCTGCTTCAGGCCGTTTTTTTGGTCGTTTCCGGGAGTTGAACCGGCGTCCCAAACATCGCCGCCGCCTTGCTTCCTGACAGGTCATTTTCGCTCGGTATCCAGCGACCGTATACCCGGGCGATCATCGTCCAATCCTTGTGCCCCATCTGCTTGGCGACCCACATCGGATGCTCGCCAGCGGACAGCATCATCGACGCGTACGTGTGCCGGGTCTGGTACGGGTTCCGGTACCGGATCTTTGCCTTGCGCAGTACTGGAATCCAGAAGCTTTTCCGCAGCGCCTGGTCGCCGTCGAATGGCGCTGCATACCTCTGGTCATGAAAGACCGCTTTCCCTTCTATATAGGTGTGCTGCTTTTGTTGCGTGATCGCTTCTAGCGCCATCGGCAAAAGCTTCACATCCCGCACCCCGGCCGCCGTCTTCGGCAGCTCTGCTTCCTTGGCCGCCTTGGTCAGCCCTCGCGACACCCTAACTTCCCCTCGAACCCAATCAATATCCCCCCACTCCAACGCAACAAGCTCGCTCGTTCGCAGGCCGGTCCACATGGCGAATTGCAGAAGGTTGCGATATTGGCCGGTGGCCGCAGCCAGCAGTAGGCGCTGCTCTTCTGGCGACAGCGGATCGATCGCATCCTCAAGCTTCGGCTTTCCTCTCACGGTGTAAGCCCAGCCGGCCAATGGATTCGCCTCGATCAACTCATCATCTACCGCATCGCTCAGCGCCGAGCGCAGGCAGCTTTGAATATTGCCCAGGCGTTTGTTTGTCACCTTGCGGCCTGACATTGCGTCCCGGACGATCTTGCGTGTTAGCGTGACCAGCGGTGTATCGCCCATGGCCGGCTTTAGCACGCCGTCGATTATCTTCTGGTAGCCGTCGGCGGTGCTGGCCTTCAGCGTCTGCTTTTTCCGCTCTATCCATTCATCCAGATAGGTGCCCAAGGGAATCTGCCCGGTTTTGAAGCCGATCCGCTGGGCGCGCTTGGATTTTGGGAAGGTTGCCAGATAATCGAACGTGCCGTTGTAGATAGCCAGCTCGATCGAGGCCTTGTGTTGCTCGGCCCGCTTCAGGTTAGCGGGGCTGGGCTCAAGCGGGATTCGTTCACGGCACTGGGCGCCCTCGAACATGAAACTGATCTCAATGCTACTTTTCGACGCCGCCCTGACGCCGCTGCGCTTTCCACCCATGCTGCATACCCGTCCACATCGATGAGAGGTTTATTATCGGGCGCATGTCTCCACACGATCCCCTTGGGCCATGTCCCGTCCGCGATCTTCGAGCGGATCGCGGCCTCAGTGTAGCCACTTTCAACGGCGAACTGACTGATCGTCTTATACTTGACCATTCACTGTTTCCTCCCGTCCTCTATCTGCGCCTTGTTCCAGCCTTGAATCCACTGCTGCTTGGAGCAAGGAGACGTGTCGTTTTCCGTTTCGAACGGGTTTTGCTTGATGCTCACGCCCTTGAGGAAGGCTGCATATCCCTGCTCGAAGGGGTTGATCTTCTGGCCGTGCAGTTCAGCGGTAGCCATTGGTGATGCTCCATGCCGCGCGTGGCGGCAGAAGGTGGTTATTCTGGGTTTGCGGGGAACCACTCGTTGTCGTATTCGAATTGGGTCACCAGATCGGGTGTGAGGCTCGGCAGTTGCCGCTCGAATACCAGGTAACCGCATGGATTCGCGATCCAGTCTGGAGCCGCCTCCATGAACACGCCCTTGTAGATCCGCAGTAGGTGTTCAGCTGCTTGCTCGAACTGCTCCTCGCGGTAGTTCCCTTCGCAATAGGTTCCGTTACTGACACGCCAGACGGTGCGTTTAGGCTGGGCCTCGGCGGCTTTTATCTTCTCCCTCATCAGCTCAACTGCTCGACGCATCTGGTCTAGGCTGAGTTGAGATATCCATTCCGGCGTGCTGATATTGGCAACATGGCCGTGGTTACACTTAATTTGAGCCATATAAATTCCCTGCCCGCCTTATTCCGGCGGGCTGACGGTGACGGTCGGTTAGGCCAGGTCGGCCAGCGAAAAGACGATGCCCCGGCAATACTTGTCGCCGTCGTCCAACACTTCGAACGTGGCATGCGGGATGTCGGTCCGGTAAGTCCAGGAGTACCCAGGCTCTTTGCACCACAGGGCCTCGATGGGCTTCGCTTTGGTCTTGCGCTGGAAGTACTGCTCCAGCTCCGCGTCATCGTCGATGCTGTCCCGGTCTGGCAGTACACCCCGGGCGTCCACCAGTGCGGTGCCGCCGTTGTAGCAACCGATCTCTTCCTGGGCTGCGCCTTCGAACTCCATCAGGTCGTCGCTGGCGCCGTAGACGATCACCAGGCCCGAGTCCTTGGCGATCTGGATCAGGTCCTTGTGGATGCGGCAGGGGTAGGCGATGCCGCATATCCGGTCCGCGAGGTCTTCTTTGTTCATGGCATAGCTCCGCCCGCCGTTCACCGGCAGGCTGTAGGTGGATTGGGGTTAGGCTTGTTTGGTGCGAAGGAACCGTCGGCACTGGCATTGCGTATCTTCGCAGTGCAGCTCGCCAACCCAGTCTGGGAATTGATCGCCCTCGTAACGCTCAATGCGTGAGTGAATGAGCCCGGTGCGCTTTACGTCTTTGACAAAGCGGGCCAGGTCCTTTGGGTTGTCATCACGTTCCGGGCTATCCCAGCGACTCATCACCAAAAGACCGCAATTGGTCTTTCCGTGGTCCATCCAGCCGAGGCTCTTCGGTGAATCACTCATGGCCTCGGCCCCCTGTACACCAGCCAGGCCATGTAGAGCAGGGGGAGGATCATGGTTGTGGCTCCTCTGCTTCCCACGGGTTTTCGAAGAGGTGCTGTGTCACCTCGTCATAGACGGCCTGGGCAATGTGATCGTCGGACGGGCTGTCCTTGTTCAGCGTGAGGTTCAAGTACAGCGGTTCGCGCTCTTGGCCGTCTTTCTTGAAGTGGATTTCAACGTTCAGGCTGACTTTGCTCATGGCGTAACCCGCTTGAACTCGACCACCCAGACCCAGGGGTTGGTAGTCCATGAATCGGCACCGTTGATGGATTCCCACAGTTCCCGCCACGCCGCGGGATACCAGTCGCGGTAGTTTGGCGAAACGTCATCGCTTGCCAGTTCCGGAGGACATTGCAGGCCTTCTGCCCGGATATCGGCGCGGCTGATGTCCTGCAACCGCTCGACGCGGACAGCAGTGATCTCCAGCAGGATGCGGCTCGCCCAGCGCGGCATGTGGATGCTTGGGCGGGACTTTCGCGGATAATTCCAGTGGGCAACAGAACCGTTGTACTCGGGATCTCCGCAGCTGGCGTACAGGACCGGCTCCCCGTCGGCGGCATATCGCGAGAGGACGGCACCGTTGGCGTAGTCCGCCTCGGTGGTCTCGCGCACCCACAGCCTGTCGCCTGGCTTGCCATACGGGCAAGGCGCGTACTGTTCCAGCTCCTTGGCGCACTCTGCCTCAGTCGATCCGAATACGCAGAAGCCATAGCGCGGGTCTTTTTGACCGATTGCGCTCCAGCGCTGACGATCGCCAACCGGAATGGCTGTGTCCTCGGTAGGTATCTGGAAGCCTTTCACCGCCCGCCGCGTGACCGTCTTCCGGTCTTCCAGGATGGCGCGCACCATCGGCGCCGAGAAAAGGATCGGCCGCTCTTTCGGTTGTTTTGAGGTATCCATCAGCAGTCCGTCCAGTTGAGCTGTTTGATGTAATCGCCGCCCGAGCACAGATGCTCATCGTTGATCGCCTCAATGTCCTTGATGTCGGCAAGAGCAGTTTTCGCACGCTCAAGGGAGAGTTCAGCGTGCCCGAGCTGGTGCCGCTTGCGGGCTTTGTATGAGGAAAGCGCTTTTTCTTTCTCCGGGTACGCAAATCGCCGCCACGAATCTTTCGATACCCGCTTGGCATCCTTGAAGGCCTTGCCTGTAGCGTCCTGCCTCGCACGCGCCCAGTCTTCCGAACCCTCGGGAACGATCCAATAACAGTGCTCGCTTTCACGGATGACTACGTATTTGCGGCAGACGATAGTGACCCCTTCCGGGCCGATGGAGTCGACGTACCGAAAATGGTCGGGCCCTGTTTGCTTCTTTTCTTCAGACATGACTTCGTCCTTGCCGCTATAGCGGCTGACTTTGAAGGGGGAGGGGTTACTGCTTGATTGGGTTGAGGCGGGTTACTTCGTCGATGAATTGGCGAGCTGCTGCCATAGTTCCGGCGAGGTTAGAAAGCCCTTGGCCGTGAATGAGCGCCTCAATGACCTCCAGCTCTTCTAGTTCGGCCACCGTGAGACGCTCAGGCATCACCGCCGCTACCGGCGCGGATTGGTTGGAATCGAGTACGTCGCGGATATCAGCAATAAACCCAGGCGCGTCACTGTACACAATTGCCCCGTCGTCCATGGCAAGTAATCGAATCTTATCTATGCACTCCCGCGCCTTGGTCAGTTCGGATTGCAGGGCTAAACGCTCTGCGTCTGTGCCTGACCACTTCGATGCGAAGTCATTCGATCTTTCTATCTGACGCCCCAGTTGAGCTCTGAGGTCGTCACACTCGGTGGTAAGGCGCGTGACGTGAAGGTCGAAGTCAGAAGCCAAGACGTAGTAGCGCATCCCGTGCCCATCGGGTGCATCGCCATAATGCCGCTCTACTTCCGGCGCCACGCCAGCAGGCGGCATAGGTTCAGCCCGAGTGGCGCGGGTATTCCACTCAGCAGCATCAGCGATGATGGGATCGTCATCAACAAATACGCAGCTACCGGCATGGTCTCCTTTGATCCGAACATAATCAAAGCCTGTAATGGCTTGCACGGTGCAGCCGCAGAAGGGGCACGGCGACAAGGGTATGTTGTTGCTCATGGCTCAATCTCCCCAGTAGCTCATGTCTTCGTCAACGGCATCGGATGGGGACATCTCCCATTCGATGGCATAGGTTTCGTATAGCGACTCACACATATCCCAGCGCGCAAAGCCGGCGCGGTTCTGCATGTGGAAATAGGCGCGCAGTATCCAAAAGAATTTACTCATGGCTCACAGCCTCGGCGGTGGGGTTGAGGGTGGCCCCACTGTTCTGGTAAAGGTAAACGATCAGATCGTTAAGGCGTTTCCGCTGCATACCGAGGCTCGAATCCCTGACCTTTTCCGCCATCGTCAGCGCTTCGCTCAAGTGATACCTGTAGACCGATAAATTGCCAGCATGGCTTTCCGCCAGTTCTTTCAACGCAAACTTCACGCGATTCAGCCGGGCTACTTCAGCCTCCAGCTCATCAACCCGCTGGTCCTGCGCTGTGAGGCGCTGCTGTAGGGCCAGGTTCTCGGCGGACACGCGGTCGAAGTCGTCGGCGAAAACAGCTTCAGCCGTTGAATGGTTGGAAAATCCCACCGAAAAACGCTTCACGCTTTCCATACACCCTCCTGACGCTTAACGCTGAATTTGTAGGCTGCGATTGGAGCCGCAGCGTTGAGAGCCAGAACTCCGATCAGAAGCCAGATCATGCGACCTCCTGAGATACCAGGTCGTGGGCGTTAACAACCGCCATGCCGAGGCGTTCAGCGATGTGTGCTTCAAGGCGTGCGCCTTTCGAGGTGTGCCAGCCGGGTAGCAGGGCCACGGTGTCGCACTCCATGAGCGCTGCAATATCTCGCCGCATGCAGTCGTTCCAGCTACCGCCGTCAGGGTTCAGCTCGGCGGGATTGGTGACGGTGTGTCCCGCTGCGCGCAGCTGGGTGGTCATTGCGTGGAAGGCCGGGAAGTTCAGTTCGGGCATGCCGGTCATGGGCCCACTGAGGTAAATTCGTTTCACGAGGGTTCCTTGCCGGGGCATGCCCGGGCGGTGGAGTGGGGGAGTTATGCGGCGTCAGTCGTCGCCGGCGAGAATGGAGAATGCTGTTGCTGCCACTCGCGGAACTTGTCCATTGCCAAGGGCTTTAATTCGGTCCACCCGATGGGCCACCCCATCAGCCACTCGACCCATTCCGGGTTCAGCTGGCCACCGTCGGAAGCCATCACGGCATGGTCGATTCGATCGTTCACGCGACTTTTTCCGGACTTGCGTATCAGGCTGGCCGGCGATGATATGTCCTGACACGGGAATCCGCCAGAAACCACGTCAACAAGGCCTCGCCATGGTCTTCCGTCAAAACTGCACACGTCAGACCAAATCGGGAAAGCTGGGAGGG